AGACAAAACGCCCCCACTATAAACGCCCTTATAAGCACCCCCCAAACTGTTGTTTCTTATATTTGCCGAACCGGTTGTCTTTCTAACACCGATTGCGTATTTAACACCTGCCGATAAAACAATATTCAAAGATGTAAAATCTCCGGTATTAGAATAGTCACCATTTCCCGCAACAACTGTTCCCAAAACGACTGCGGGGGCATTTGCGACTGTGGTGGCGATAAAGGCCTCAGTATTACCGGCATTCGCATTCATTCCTAAAATACCACCGGTTGTAAGTTTCATATCACTAGCACCGACTGTAAATGTTTGAAAAATACAATATGTTCCTGTGATCGTATCACCAGTATAAGAGTCAGCACCGGCGGCATAACCCATTGAAGTATTAGTGCCAACGATTAAAAATTGAGGAGAAATATTGTCCCAAACAATTCCATCTATATTTATTTTGAATTTTCCGTTATCTCCCGACCTAGCCAATGCAGTAAAAACTGAAACGATAGACGGATTGATGCCACCAGTTAAAAAACCAGATGCTTGAGGTTGCACGCTATCGGGGTTGATAGAGCAAACATTTTCAGCAGGTAATTTTTCTTTTTTTGCAAAGATGTATTTTGCTAATCCCATATTTTTGTAAAATTATTCTTCATCGTTTTTTAAGCCCCTCTCTCTTAAAACATCGCGATATTTTTTATTATCTTTTGAGTTATCTTTTAGAAATTGGAATGGTAAATTTTCAGCATTGAACTTTTCTTTTTTATCATTGACTTTTGCACCAAGTAAAACATAATCGATAGCCATTAGGCTAACAATATTACAAGCCTCGCCCTCATCATTGACTTCAATATCAACCGACAAAATCATTTTTCCGTTTGGTAATTTTTCTGATGTTGTTTTTATATTACTCATAGTTTTATTTTAGCACATTTTTTAAGCACTGACCAAAGTATATTTGCAAGAAATAACTAAAGCGGTCTGTAAATCTTTTGCCCAATTTAATCCTGCAAGATGTGACCATAACATTCCAGTATTAACACCGGCCAAACCATCAATAAAATTTCCGAATTCTTTATAAGTGCCGGAACATTCTGCCTCTGTAAATAAAACAGTTAGATAAGCGATGTTGCCAAGAGCAGAACCCGAGATGACATCATTTCGATATGCCTCTGTAATTAGTTGAGTGTCCGATGCGGATGCTGAACCGACACCAGTTCCCAAAGCGGCTTTTGTAATTTCTCCGGTATAAGTAAAATCACCGACTAATCTTTTTGTGACTGCCGAGAAACCATTATTGCAAATAACATTTTTATGTTCGTCACAAAATGTCATCGTGCCGAGGCGGTATTGACTACCAAACCACTCAAGAAAATTGACCCTTTTAATCCCCGAAAGAACGGGGAGAATGGATGACCTCAAAGCGAGTAAACTCAAATTGTAGGCTTTTTCCCATCCGGTCAAAGTTCTTTGATCGTAGAATTTAGCTGTAATATCGCCTCGGGCGACTAATTTTTCATTGATGTTGTTCATATTCTTATAAATTATTTATGAAAGTAAACTTAAATCTAATCGAAACTCTCTATCGGGGTCTGTGTTTGAGGTGGGTGTGAATGGCCCGACACAAAAGTTTGGGTAAACACCTGCACCGAACGGGTCTTTTAATACTTCCTCCCCGACATTTACATCCTGCCAATCATTCATTTTCGCCTTGATTGATATTTCTTCGGTGACATTTACTTGAACCCAATCACAATAGTATTTTTTAATAACTTGGTCTTTGTTTAATTCAACTGTTTTCTTTCCATCCATTAACTGATTTTGTAAAAATGCGATGATGCCGATTGTCTTTGTTGTGGCGAGGTCAACTTTCCAAACACCCTTAGTCTGCGAGAACATTCTCAATGAAACTTTTTGAATGACGAAACTCTCGATAGTGTTTAGCGATGGAAGATTGATTGAAATTAACTGACCCGATGCGAAACCGGATTGATAAGTATCAAATGAACCCTCTCGAATAGATGCGGCATAACTATCTAATTGTGATTGAGCATAATTTTTCGCCTCATCCTCACTAGCAATCGTCTTATCGATTTTTGAAAACTCATAGCGACCGAATTGAGAAATAGATGCAATGTTTTCGACTTGAACAATAATCGGGATGAGTGGTTTTCCAGTAATTTGAATAGCAGTATTTAGAGCAGGTGCGGAAATAAAGCGAACATACTTCTCATTGTAATTCCACATCGCCTGATAATCAGCATCTTTGTCGATGTTATCGACTCCAACAGTATAATTGACTGATGGTGCGGACTCCTCTGCGGTCACAGCATTGAATGATGGTTCAGTTGCAACAACCTTTTTAATGATGACGAAATCCCAACTTGTAGAACCTCCGGTCACAGGACCATCATCGTATCTTTTACCCAAACCGATTGGCTCTGCGGAAACTGTATTTGTTAGAGTGCCATAATCTTGTGCGGTAGTTAGGTCAGAATAATTTTTTAATATCATCGCAACAGTAGATGCGAATGTTTTGAAACTTAATAAATAATCAACATTGTCCGGCATTTCAGCACCAGTCAACCCGACCCAGTTTGAGTCATTTCTGTAATATCTTGAGTTTGTTCCCGGATGGTTTAACATACCGATGCCATTCGCGGTGCTACCAAAAAAACCACCAGTCATAAGGCCACCAGTCGTCTTTGATGCTGTCTTAAACTTCACCAGTTGCTCAACACCACTTCCGAATGTAGGGATTGATAACAATCTCCCCGCCCCACCTGTTTCAGTCATTACGCCACTTGCGACAGAAATTCCCGTTGCATCGACAACAGTCCACTTTGTGACATCGACAGCAACTCCATCGAAATCATCAAAGAATAAAAATGTATTTGGTCCACTACTGACATTAGTGGTCGCCCCTCCGTAATAAATATAGATGTCTTTATCTGTGCCTAAATCTTCGGCCACCTTAACCCAAATTTTAGCGACTCTATTCGGTGTTGTTCCCGTGACTTTTTCAGTCCAAAAAGGCAATTCAGTCGCCCCATCACTTCCTCTAAATCTAATATCTCCCGAGATGTTTTTATCGGTAGGGAATAAAGCACAATGACTAGCGACATGCACATTGACACCGGCAGAACCCGAACTCTCTCCGACTAATAAAGGTATTTGATACGATGTTCCTGCCCCAGTTTGTCCTGTGATCGTAATCTTTTTTCGATATGTATAGGTAGCAGGTAATCCGACAGTTGGTTTCAATCCAAACTTATAATTAGTTCCGAATGTTTTATTGACTCCATCCCCGACAGCATTCTGTGTTTTATTTGATGCTGAAAGCATTTCTCCGCCCTCAATCATCACAGCATTTCTTAATTGAGTGACATCCGAATTGAATTCAAGAGAGTCACCAATCACGATATTTGACCCCTCTCCGATTGAATAGGGGGCCGATAGCGATGACTTAGCAAAGAAGTGAATATCTCCGGCATAATCAATGAACCAATTATAATTTGTGAGGTTTGCTAATTCAGTCAAAGCCTTATCTCCTCCGATTTTATTGAACACTAATTTTGTGACCGGAATATCACAAGACACATTTGCATAAGTGATGCCCATGCCTTGATAATAATTATCGACAATATATTTAATAATCAATCCGACAGTAGTGCTTGAGAAAGACTCGGTGATTTGTTTTCGAGCCAATTCGGAAGTTTTATCTCGGCAAGTAATATTATAATAAACCGTATCGACAAAAACATTGTTCTTAATTCTCGCAATCTTTCCCGAGAAAATCATGGTCGCACCATCCCAAGCCTCAACCACATCTCCGGCGACCGGCTTGTAAGTTTCACCAACACCGACCTTAATTAAAAACTGACAAATATTTGGTTGGTCATCGATATTGTCCTCAATGGCAAAAGAGTCCCATTCGATAAGACTCGTTTTGTCGACTGCATTTATTTTGACCAGTAAATTCATATCTTAGTTTGATAGAGCATTGCTCAATTTTAATTTGCTTATAATTTGATTTCCTAACTTTTCGGCGGCCTGACCATCGAGCAAAGTATTTCCCGATATGTTGATCGTGACAGAACCAACACCTTGATTTGCCTCTGCAACCTTAGCATTTAGCGCCGATGTGCTGATGACACTCGATGTCTTTCCGGCCTTAGCACGATTGATGGCCTCTGCAAGAGCATTCCATTTCAAGATTTCAGCATTGATTGAGTCGGCAGTCGCCTTTTCATTATTGGCCAAATATGCTTGATAGTTTTTGAATGCTTGGTCTTGGTATTTCCTAATCTCATTATATTTAGCAACCTCAACAGTCAACTCTTTAGCAAGACCCATCGCCTTTGACTCGAATTCTTGGTCGAGAGCCATCTTCTTTTGGTTTAAGTCCTCGATGGTTCGTTGGAACTCGGTCATTGATGCTCTTCTACGAGCCTCTGCGACCTCATTCTGATAGGCAATCTCAATAGTCTTTCTCTCATCAAGGGCGGTTTTTTCTTTCTCATAGGTGGCTTTAGTGGCATCATAATCGGCTTGTAGTTTCGCCATCTCATTATTATGCGATGCGATGTTATCACTATCAACCGACTCATTCATTTTGGTGTTATATTCCACTTTCTTATCAGCAAATTCTTTTGCTAAATCGGAAACCTTTTGCTCTTGTTCAACATAGGCACTAGCATAGTCCTGCTTGATGCCGAGATTATCTTTCGCATATTGAGTATTCAAATCGGAAATCTTTTGAGTGATTTCAACTATCTTATTTCCGACCTCATTCAAAGAGTCAGCCGCACTTTGCATCGTGGACTTAACTTTATCTCCGAACTTAGTCATCTCACTTGATGCTTTTCCAGTTGCCTCCTTGACCTCTGGTGGCCATTTAGCGAGGTTAGCACTAACTGATGCGGATGAACGATTATCTTCGGCAATCTTTTGGTCTGCTAATCCTTGAACCATCGCACCCATTTCATTTATTGCATTATCATTGGCGGTAGTATCGAATTGAAATTTAACCGATAAATCAGCAGTTCCAATATCGACACCGACTTTCGCCAACATTCCCGAGAACCAATTATAGACTTTATTTCCAACATCTAAAGCACCATTGATGAAACCGATGACAGCATTCCCCATCGTCTTCAATCCACCGATGATGACATTAGCGAGAATAACAAGACCGGCCCCGATAACAGCAAAGGCGTTTTGTAATCCTCCGAACTTAATTGATAAATATGCGACACCGGCCGCGATTAAGGCAAGTAATAAAACAATCGGGTTAGCCATCAATGCGGTCATTGCCATTTGAACGAATTTGAATGCTTGAACTAACATCCCCCAAACTTTAATGGAGGCCTCTACAACAGCGATGACGGAAATAAAAGCACCGACCATAGCAAGAACAGTCTTGATGGTTTCTTGATTATCTCTAACGAATTGAACTGCCTTGTCGAGAAACTTAGAAAGAGCCTCTGCGGTAGCAATAATATAGGGTCGTAATTTACCCATCAATTCATCCGATAAATTCATTATCTTATTTTGTAATAATCCAAGAGCATTGGCATTAGCGGCCGCACTTCCTCCGAACTCTGTGGCTAATTCAGCCAACATAACTTTTTGAGCACCCATCACATCACCGGCATCTTGCATCGTTTTAATTTGTTTCTTTTGTGCCTCTGTGAATGTGACACCGACCTTAGTCAATTTAGTGACACCATCAATCGGGTCATTCAATGCTTTTCCTAATTGCATCGCGGTAGCGGCCATTTGTTCTGCCCCGGGAGTTGCACCATTATTCATTGCGGTGGCCATATCGGCAACTGCTTGAGTGGTGGCAGGGAAAACATCTTTTCCGATACGAGTAAATGTTAAAAGCATATTCTCACCGGCAACAACAGCATCATCATCGATGTTTGACATCTCCATAATCGAATTAGCAATATCATTGATGCCTTGAGCAGTCATTCCGGAGATGCCTTTAGTAGAGGCCAGAACAGCATTCAATTGGTTCTGACCACGAATAGCCTCCTCCGATGAGTCCCACATCTTTTTGCCCATATACATTGCCGATGTCGCCAACGCCAAAAGGCCTATATTTAGGCCCTTTGACTTAGTTTCGACACCACCCAAATCAGCTTGAGCCTCTCTTAAAGCGGCTTGAGCCTCATTGACTGCTTTGATGACTATGGTTAAATCCTTTTTATCTGCCATATAAATTTATTTTTGATTATCGAGAACTTCTTTTTTGTGTTCCATCTCCATAAACTTCAAGTATATGGCGATTTTATTGTCATCCATCTCATCGATTTGTTGAGGTGTCCAATGGAATTTTTTACATAGAACATAATCAATGTAATCATCCGGTGGTTCGCTATTTATTCCTACGAGATAAGTGCCGATGAAATCATCTATCTCGTTTGCTATTTTTTTTTCGAAATCTCGTTAATGGCATCGATAATAGTATTAGCATCATCCGAATTCATTTCATCGAAAGTGGATTGAGTGATTGGTTTATCTTCTCCGCTGATCGTAATCTTTTCAACCATGCCCAATAAAGCAATATCATTAGCCGCATCCATATTCACGACATTAAATCCTTTCATTGATTGCTTGTTTCCGCCATTATTAGATGCATCGACTTCCATCTCGGAGTCAACACCTTGAAACATAGCTCGGTTGATTTCTTTTTTTAATTTACGAGTGACGAATTCTTTAACTGTTGCCTCACCATTTGATAATTTGACCTGCATAGATTTTTTAATCTTAGTTTATAAATAAAAGGGGGAGGGATTACCTCCCCCGATTTGGCTTAGTAAGATGTGGTTAGGTTAGAAAGGATGGCCTCGATGCTCTTGCTATCAGCAGTAGAATAAAAGGCTTTGAATTTAACAACCACTTTGGCGAAATCATTATTGTCACCACTCTCAACCGGTTCTCCGAATTTAACTTTAGCCAACTTAATGACCAATTTAGGATTGGCAGAAGTTGCGATTGTGACATCACTATTCACCATTGTGATAATCATTGATTTCTGTGTGCCGTTTAATGCATAATCTCTAACAGTAGTATTTTCAAAAATCATTTCTAATGAACCCTCAATGACTAACTGTTTATTTAAGAAATCGGATGGGCCATCTAAACCGAGCAAATCCTTATCTTCGATGTTCTTGTTAATATCAAGAGATAAAGTTTTAACAGCGATAGCGGTTGGAGAACTTAAACCGGCATAGGTATCAGCAATTCCGGCAGTAATATGTTTAGCCAAGAAAATATTTTCAGCGACTTGAGATGGGGTTGTGACAGAGGCAACACCTTTTTTGCCTTTTAATCCAACCTCGAACTTAACATAGTCACCAACTTTAGCATCTAATTTCAAACTATCAACGACACTATTAGCATAAACCATATGCTCGATGTCATCTTTCTTCACATCGATTGATAAGGTTGGATGCTTAGCAGATTGTAAAACGGAAAAAGTATGATCGTAAGCCAAAGCATTTGGTGCTACTTGAGCAGCAGAATTCACTTGACCCAACGCACCGAGTAAAAAATAACCGATTGATTTGTCCATCACTTCACCGGTAATCTTTCCACCCGATAATCTTTTGATGACAACTTGTTCATCACTATCTTCAATCACGCCCATTGCTCTTTCAGTTGCCTTGACTTCCATTTTATCTTGGATGTCTTGAGTCAATGGTTTTAACCAAATAGCAGGGGTCGCAACTGTGCCTCTAACTGTTTCTTTACCGACACCGATTTGAAATTTTCTTTTTAATACTTCACTCATATTTTTTTAGAGTTAATTTATTTATAAAATTATTTTTTTTTATTACCCAACAACTCAAACAACTTTTCATCGGCCTCAGTTTTATTTTTAGCCTTGATGGTTATGCCATAATCGGGGTAGCAATGTTCTTCTAATTTAATTATAGCACTTTCTTCATCTTTTGTCAGCACACTTTCGACCTTAATTGATTTGTCCTCGAATTTTTTAATAGACATATTATTTAACTTAAAAATTATTAAAATTGTTTTAGCTTAACGCATGTAATATCGATGTCGACAGCCCTCATCAATAGCTCTCTATCTTCCCATGCAAACACGGAACGAATATTGACATCATCACAAGACCCCCCGAGGGTGTCATCCATATCGATAGCATTGTCGATGTCATCAAATACTTTGTTGATAATATCTTCACCATCCTCCTTGCCTCGAGCCTCCTCATTAACTTCCTGCAAAATTCTAACCTTAAAGGTATAAGTTTTCTTGATGTGATTAGTGCTTTCTCTCTCACTAACATTCTCACTCCCAACAATTAAAGCGACAGGGTAATTTGTAAAATTTCCGGCCGTGAATTTATAAACTTCTTTGATTGACTCGATTGAGCTTAATTTAGCGAATAAAGCATTTAAGATTTCTGTTCTCATAATTTTTCAATAGTGTTTATTAAAACTTTGTCGAATATATCATTGACTTGCCCCTCTGTGCTATCGATAGTTCTTTGAACGAATGGATTAGCGGGTTGTCCTTTGACCGACTTAGCGAATATCATTTTTCCTCCGACTTTGAATGCTAGAACCTTTGCTCTTTTCGGAACGATAGGCGAACCATTCGGCCCAAAGATACCCGTGCCATTATGAACCCAAGAGGCATATTTCGAATTCGGTCCGATTTCAACCCCGACATTAAATAATCGCATGTTGACCGACCGCCTCAATGTTCCAGTCTTGGCCGGAACTTCTCTTTTTTCCGTGTTAAGAATTAACGCGCCGACATCTCGAACTGCTTTCACTAATTCATCGCCAACAAGTTGAGGTGCTTTATCAAATCCCGCAATCAGTTTATCTAAATTTCTCACCTCTAATGTCATCATATGGTTATTGGTTTTGATAGATGAATGCCTCAATTCTTGCGAGGCTACCTATCTCAAACTTTCTGATCGCTTTAACTGTATAATAATCTCCATCATAAGAAATCCTGTCAGCCTCTTTCAAATCTTGGTCGATATTGCAAAGTAATTTCAAGGCCTTGCCGGGTGTTCCATCTGTGAGCATCATGTCCTCTGCTTTTATCGGTAGGATTATTCCTTGAATAGTTCCATGCACAATATATTTTTCGTGGTAATCGTAAAGCAATGGCCTCTCGACTGTTATTGTTTTATCAAAAATAAATCTCATAAGATTAAATGTTTATTGATTTGAATGCCGAAAGCATTTTTTTAATATCATCATTGAACTGTAATTCGAAATTGACTGATGCACCCTCCAAACTTTCCGAACTCTCACCCTCTGCCTTACTCTTATTAACGACAGCACCGGCAAACTTCAAACAAGCCAATCTCAAATCATCTGGCACATCAATGGCGATAGCATTCTCACCCTCTCCGCTCGCCTCAAGATGATAACCGGCATTGTATTCGATTTTATAAGCATTTGATAAATCGTATTTTCCACTATAAGCATTTACTTCGATGATGCCCTCACTTGGTCGAACATTGATGTCGGTCACTTCAACGAAAACAGGATTTGAGTAAGTTCCAGTATTTCGATATAACTTGACCCCCGAAAGATTGACTCGATTATCTAAAAATATTTGAAAATCATCCTCCTCGAGTTCTTCTCGACTCACATATTCAATCACCGACCCGAATATCAATTTATTATTGCACCATCTTTCAACGAAACGATTAACTCCATTCACGATGTAGGTCAATTTAGTATCGTAGGTGCTTGAAGTTTCCCCGATATAAGATTTTAACTCTGCTAATTTAATCATAAGATTTTGACTAATTTGTAAATAGGCATTTTAGCCCTCTAATTGCCTCATAGCGAGGCGGTATTTTAAGATGAACATTGACTCATAAAACTTGCTATCTCCTCACCTACCCCCAAAGAATTTAGTTTTTTGGCGGTATTACCACCCTTTAAGGAACTCCTCTTTACTAAACTCCCGACATTCTCCCTCTCGCACCATCTTTTCGTATAAGGTGGCATCCTCGAGCAACATTTTAGGGTCATGCTTGAGTTGTCTTTCTTTCTTGGCTTGAATATCGATGGGTCGAACATACCCGAGATGTTTCAAGACGAATTTAGTCGTCTTTCGAGCAGAGTAGCCATAAATCGGGCAAGAGCCACAATGTAGGTTTTTCTCAAAGAACTTTTGACTCCTATCTGGTAAATACCGGAACAGTCTGACATTCTTTTGATGACCAAATACTCCATCGACTCGACACTTCTTTTCATCTCCCCAAAAATGCACGATAGGAAAATCCCACCCGACACCTTTATTCAACAATTCAATTATTTCTTTCCTCGATAATTCTTCATCAAGGAACTCATCAGCATCGATTGGTATAATCCCGAATGGATTTTTACTGATCGCATAATCAATCGACCTCTCTCTTAATATATTTTCAGCCTCTCCGAATAACTTGAACTCATGCACTTTAATATCAATCGGGTAAAACTTTTTCAATGCATCTAATTCCGCAATAGTTTCTGGGTCACTATCATCACATACGACAACCATCTCATCGATTAAATTTCTTTTGAATAAATCAGTGATGACTCTCGACATATAACGACCCGACTCATTCCCGACAATCATTGAACCGATAACTCTTTGGCCGTTCATCCATTTAGCATCAAACTTATTTTTTCCATTAAAGTAATTAGTTCTCCAAAACTCCGAACCATTATTCAAACTGTCTTTCCCCTCGTGTTTGGCTTCAGCTTTTGAGATTTCAATTTTCCATCCTCGCCTCTTTATGTTTTGGCATAAATCATTGTCCTCCCACATAAAGAAATAATCTTCATCGAAACCCCCGACACTCTCGAACACTTCTCTCCGAACACATAGAACCGAACCATTGACCGAAGTATTTAACCTCGAACAATCGGCCCCAACCATGGCAACACTCTCATCCTTGAAAGGTAATAAAAGGTCGGCAAAAAAATTAGTGCCGACCTCAACATCATCATTCAAAAATAAAATATATTCTCCAAGAGCAGAATTTAACTTAGCACCATCATTACAAGCCTTAGCAAATCCCCCGACTCTATCATTGAAACTTCTCTCAATAATATTCAAAGAGATTGAACCGGACTTCTCGGCTTTTTTAAGAACTTCTAAACTCTTAACATTCTCAATGTCCTTTGTAGGAATGACCACATCAATGAAATCGGTGCGGTATTTCTTACCCAATATGTTAAAACCTTTTAGACTCATTCTCTCGGTGCTACCTTTCCACTCATCGGCGATAGTAGTTTCTTCAACAATCTTTTTATTAGCCAATATCTTGAACTCACTCAATTCCATCCCTCGAATATCTCCGGGAACGAATAGATCGTGACCTTTCAAATATTTAGCTAATACCATCATTGTGATTAAACTAATTCAGCAACAGTCTTTTCAACTAATTCGTTTGCGACATCTTCCTCAAAACCTGCAATGTCACCCTTAACATAAGGTGTGTAGGATTTGATAAATAAAACTGCGGTCAACTTAGAACCTTTTTTAGGTGTCAATTTAGAAGTCCCAACAGAGCCATTGTTCTTGGCGATTTGTTCAGCACTTGATTGAACCTTTTTGTTTTTTTTGCTTGACATACTTTTTTAGAGATTAGTTTGTAAATTGTAAATAATAGGTTATATCTTGGCCCCCTCCGTTAAGAAAGAGGGCCAAAGATAACTAACTATTTTACGCCAACTAATTTGCGACATGCATCTGGTAGAGTATAAACTCCATCAACTGCTTCGGCAACTACCAATTCGATTTGTAGGTTCTTTAATACTTTTTGAGTATCAACGAACATAGTTTCGCCATCCTTAATCCAGTAATACCACATATCACCGAAATAAATTTCAGTAGTATCTGTGCCACTTCCTAAATTAGCAGGGATGTCAACGGTTTCAATAAGACTCTTTTGGAAAATCTTTTGGTCACGCATATCAAAGATAGGCAACCTGTTCAAATCCACAAGAGTGCGAATTAACTTAACACCGGCAGATGAAGTGATGAACACAGCATTTTCTCGGTATTGTTCTGGTAATTCGTAAAACAAATTAACAATATCACCATAAGCGATTGCAGAACCAACCATGTCGATGTGTGCGATGTTTGCTAATCTCAAACCTGTTGGTTTGCCATTACCATCACCGGCAATAAACGCGGTTTCTTCTGCGGCTCTTAAAGACCTTGCACATAATTCACCAACATAGTTCATTATGTTCATTGCAGAAGTATTTAATAACTGACGAGGCATAAGCACACGAGCAGCTAAGTAATAATCTGACAATGTTAATTTTCCGACTGTTGGATTGCTTTCATCGATTTCATCGTTTTCAGCTACCCAATAAGCAGTCACACCAGTTCCTTGAGTAGGTAATTGGAAATTACCAGCCATTTGGAACACGAACGCTAATTTACGCATTTTAGCAATCTTATCTTTGATTACCAAAATGAAACTTGCTAACTGTGTTGGAACAGTATAACCAAAGGAGGCGGTAGATGAGTCAACTGACTTTTCTAAAACGCCATTACATAAGTCCTTGATGAAACCGGCTGCTTTTTCAACAACTTCTTCATCGGTGTCTTTAGTGATAACATTTTTCATGTCACCCTTTAATTCTCCAACAATTTCACTCTTTAGAGTAGGCATCAATTCCTTGATGCTATCTCCCAATAGACCTTTTAATTCGTCCATTGTAATTTCTTTAATGTTCTCCATACTTTTGTAAAGATTAAAATTATTTTTTATTAGTAATCCTTAGCACATACTCGGCTGAGGATTTTTGTTGCAGAGCAACTTGTCTAATACGGAGAATTTTTCGGGTTGCATCGCCCTCTCCATTATTAGTGTCGACCTTTTTTTTGAGAGCTTTCTTCTCTCTTAAGTATTTAATAAAATTATCACTCATTTTAATTTCTTCCGTTATGGTTTCACCTTTGACAGTAAACGAAAGAATGACAACGCCTTTTTCTAAATCATGCTTAACTTTCTCGATAGCCTTTTCTTCTTCAACAACTTCCTTTACTACTTCCTCAGCAACAACGGGGATGACTTCTTCAACAGGTGGGATTGGTTCGATAACCTCTTCCTCTGTTTCTTCTTCGGCATCTTCACCGGATTTGACTGAAATCAATTCTGTGTCTGGGTTAGCACCGACTAAAACTGGTGACCATTCGTAAAGTCTTGCTTTAGTGATGACACGAGTGCCATCTTCTTTCCACTCATCATCAAGAACTCTAAACCCGATTGAAAACTCATCGATGACACCGGCTTTAATTAGATCGTAAGCCTCTTGTGCTTTTTGAACTGTTAAGATGAACTGTCCTTTAATATATAAGCCCTTAGCATCCTCACGAGCCTCAAGGGTTAAAGCAATAGGTGCTTGCCAATCATGTGACCAAACTCCTTTAGGAAGTTTCTTCATCAATGACTCGGCGAATGCACCTTGCTGAATAATATCACCCACTAAATCAACATTGTTAAAAATAGAAACATAGGCCTCAATAATTCCCTCACCTCCGGCCTCCTCAGTCGAAAGTATTTTGAACTTGATGCCCGATAACTTGAAATCCTTTTTTGCCTCTGCGTGATTTTTATTGTCCATAGAATTTAATTTTTTATATTGACTAATTTTATTATAGCACAATTAGACGAATTCATCCAATAGTTTTATTGATTATTTACTGACGGAACGAAATCACATTTGCAATTTGGATGAACTGGTATCTCTCCGGCAATAGTATCGACTGTCCATTTCTGTAAACTCTTAGAAATACATTCGTCACAAGCATCATAGGTCAACCAATCAACATGCTCATAGCCATAATAATCGTAAGTTTGACGATGGGCCTCTGCAATTCCTCTTGCCGTTTCAGTTCGAGCAATCATCGTGGCTCTTGTATCAGTAGCAAAGTCAAACACTTCCGAAACTCTCTTTGTTAAATCAGCAATTCCCTCACCCGACTCAAGGCCGATAGTTAATGACGAATTGAAAGCATCGATAGTTGTGTTATTGATAACTGTTCCAATCTCCTCACTAACTTTAGCAATCCAAGCCTTTAAGAAATCAAGGTCTGCGATATATGGTTGTTGTAATAAATCCGATGCCTGTTTAATTCCTTGCATCACGGTGGCATAAATCAATGGGTCGATGATTGTGATCGTGGCTTGTAGTTCATCCTCGACATCAATTCCCAAATCTCCGATAGCACTTTTCTTATGGTCTTTTAATTTAGTGATAAATCTTTTCTCTTGGTCTTTGAAGAAACTTTTGAAATCTCCAATCCATTTATCTTCTAATAATTTCTCCTCCGACATTCTCGACTTATAGAACAATTCTTTTTGGTCATCGGTTAGACTAAAGGATTTTTTTTTTTACTTTCGTCACTAACGATTTTCAACACGACTGAATTCTTATCTCTTAATTTACTCATCATCTTTTCGGTCACATCGTTGGCCATCTTATTTGTGCGGAAATTTCTCAACGAAACTCTCTTGAGAACTTTTCTCGCGGTCTTTCTATCAACCTGTTGAATATTTAGATCGTGATTAGTGGCCGAACCAACTTTGATGATAGTTTCTGCTGATTTCTTTTGAACACCACCAATGGCAGGAACTGACATTATAGGCATATAAATATAATCACCACCCTCAAGAGGCAAATCGCCATCACATTCACGAATTTCATTTATAGTTCTCCACTTATTCCAAGACTCGGTGTTCTTTCTTAATTCTAAATCCTCATCCTCCTTAGCCAATGAGTCGAAATCTAACCATAAATCCGAACCGAACTTAGGAACAAGAAACTCATTCAACTGTTCAATCCATTCTGTTGCGATTGGCTCAAGAGTCCATTTATTAAATTGATATTCTCCGGTAGATGCGGAGGCACGATTAACATCATCAAAAGTTAAAAGAGATTTTGGAACACCGAACACGGCCGCAATTTCATCTCTGTTCATTCCTCTGCCTTGAATATAATCCAAATCTTTTGGTGAAATAATATCGGCTTTGAATTTTAGACCACCTTGTAGAATTTGAAGTCTGCCAACATTCTCAAGACCGGCCCATTTATTCTTGCCTTTCTTTTCTAATCTTTTAATCTCCGACTTGGTTAAGGTTTCATCTGTTTCCAAATAACCAGTAGGCCGAGCACCATTCTTCAAAAGAGAATTGTTGCTCTGTAAAATATAATCATCATTTTCAGCGGTCTGTCTGACTGCCTCGATGATACCCATCCCAACATCAGGATTTTGTGGGTTGTAGTTTCTTAAAAAAATAACCTCATCAACTGTATAATCTTTATTGAATGAGCCAATAGTATAATTATAACCGGTGATAAGTCCTTGAGTATCTCTCCTAACCTTGAAATATTCTGGTCTAGCCAAATACATATTTGTAGGCACTTTGTCCGATGGGTTTACTTTCTCTAAAATCCAAGGGGACGCACCCAATAAATCACGATAGATAGCCGACA